GCTTCGTCGTTACCTCAACGGCAGCGCAAAGCAGCACCACGGCATACGTTTTGCCTTCATTGTTTGTGGATGGGGAATATGACATGGGGGACTTTTATCAACCCTCAGCAAATCCTTTCTTATTCCTTACACAAAGGAATGATTTTATTAAATGCAATTCCTCAGGTAACATATTTTTAAGTTACCTTGGGCGTGGCACTAATGCGGCTCAATTTGAATTTTATTTTAAGTCAGGATCTTCGGCGCTTACCATTGTTGACAATTTAAACTCCACGGCAAACAATGACTTATATTCTTTGTCCGTTGGCGTTTCAAATATATTTGGAAACAGCGCCATTTTTCACGCTGGCAATTTTCCAACCGACCCAAATTTATACGATTATTACGACGTTTCTGTTGGCTCATACGACGGAGCATTCACAAGGCTAAGCGAAAGGCAAAGGATTTACATTTATCCAAATTGCAACGATAGCATTGAGCTTCATTGGTTCGGCAAGCATGGAGGCGCGGAAAGCTACCAATTCACGGGTCTAATGATTGATAAACAAACGAGCAACGCGGACACGCTCAACCTTGCGCAAAGGTGGGATATTACCGCAAATCCAAAGGCAAATACCTTTGATAAAAATATTATCAAAGTTAATCAAAGGTCAAACAAAAGTAAGACGGTTACGGTGGCGGTAAGTCATGAGGATGCCTTGTATATTGCCACAATGTTTAATAGTCCTGAGGTGTACATCATTGAGAATGGCAAATATGTTAATGTCACCATTGCCAACGGGGAGATAAACACGGATAACAACAGGGCAACCGACATTGGTGTTTCGTTTGAAATCATTTATCAAAATACGCCAGTGGCTCAGCTATGATAAAATTATTTATAAATAATCAAGAGGTCGATTTAAACCAAAAGGATGTCAATGTCACGATTGATTATTCGATTGAGAACATTGAGCTTGGTAATATATCGGGAGCGCACTCGAAAAGGAATGTAACCTTACCAGGTACAAAGACGAACATTGAAATCTTTGAAAACATTGAAACGCCAAATGTCATTGTAAACAATGCTTACAAGTTATTACCCGCACGGCTGGAGGCAAATGGAGTTCCAATTCTCACAGGCAAAGCGCGGTTGGATTCAGGTGAATTAAACGCCATGAACCACGGATTCAAGGCGAATAATTACAAGGTAGCATTGATTGGGAACAATGCAGATTGGTTCGCAGACGTGGGTAACATCTTAGTCAGGTCACTTGGTTGGCAGGACATAACCGTTTCCACAGCAACGGTAAAAACAAATTACAATCCATTTACTTCGGAACATTGTTTCATCCTGATGAAATGGAGGGCGTGGGAAAATGAAACGTACATTGTTGATAATGAGTTGACACCTGCCATTTTTATTTGGCAAATCTTGGAAAAGGCGTTTCAAAATAAAGGGTATCAATTAAACAGTATTTTCAAAACAGATCCTTTCAGCCGTTTGATTATTCCAATGGGGCTTAATCTTGACGCTGATTACATTAAAGACTTTGTAAACATGAGGGCTTCCAATCCTTCGCCTTCATCCTTCGTTTATTCCTCAGGTGATTACGGGACGGTTGACATTGCCTTTACAAATGAAACCACGTCACCCAACTTTGATACTGGAGGCAATTATACGGGCGGCGTTTATACCGTGCCAATAAATGCGTTGTATGAATTAATCGCTGAGCTAAACGTTACCTTAACGGCTTCTATTGGTGACCCTGAGACATTTGCAGAACTCATTCTTTTCTTTGATGTTAACGGAGACAATGTTTCAACGTATGATTTGACAAATGAAACATCGTTGAACGATTCTATTGCGCTTGAGTTCCTTGGGGACTTGGTGGCAGGTGACTTGGTTAAAATGAGGCTGAGGTACGAGAACGTAACATTTAACCTTGTTATCGGTGGCTCATTTTCCGTGGTGGCACAAAAGGAAGGATTAGAGCAAGGCGAAACGGTAAATTTGGAATACATCATACCTAATAGTTGGTACGTCAAAGATATTATTGCTGATTTAACAACCATTTTTAATCTTGCATGGGAAACAGACGTGCTAAGCAAACAAGTGTACGCATACCCAAAAGACAATTACACGGTAAGGTATCGAGCCAATGCAAGCGGCGCGATTACCCTTACAACCTTTGACGGCTTTTTTAAGGATACGAATAAGTACGACTTAAATACCCGTGACATTGACGGAAGCGAATTAACCATTCTTGATAATTACAAATCAAGTCAGGTACTGGCTTATGCCACGGATGATGACACTACAAACAAAGAAGAAGCAAGGCGCGGGGTTAACATTTACTCAGGGGGTTACAACTTTCCAGAGGATCGTTTTCCAAATGGGATTGAATTTCTTTACACAAAGTTCTTTGCCAAAGCCATTCATATAAACGACGTGGCGATTACCACGGGTGGAACATACGGGGCGCAGATGCCACTTGTTTTCGGTGACGATTATAACACGGTGCCAGATGCTGAGCCCAATTATAATCTTGCACCTCGTTTGCTTTATTACGCAGGCAGGCGAAGCGGCTTAGACGGATACGTTCGTTTGTACGATGAAGCAAGTTCAGCGGCTTCGGCTTTTGATTTTCCTGCGGCTTTCATGGTTAATTACAATGACCCGAGCGGTGGCGATTTTAACCTTTCCTTTTCAGATGAAGTCACCAATTATACAAATGTGATGCAAGGCGTTTTTAAAACGTTTCATTTGCAAACTTACAAACGCATTGAACTTGGAAAGCAATACACAACCTTCGTCAAATGGGAGAACAAAGACATAACGCAACTGTCATTCAGGCGCAAGGGAATGATTGGAAGTTCTAATTTCATCATTCAAGAACTTGAATACAATCCCAAATCCAATAGCCCAGCGCGTACCGTTATCTTATACGACGAAAAACCAAACGTAAATGATTTAAGCAAAGTAAGTAATACGATTACTTTGGCAGGCGCATCTCCTCAGGGTGGCACGGTGACAGGATCGGGCAGCGGCTTGGTGGGGGCAAATGGCGCAACGGTAAACATTCAATTATCTTATACGCCGTTCCTTAACTCAATAACCAATGTACTTGTATTACCCGTAAACTCAGGCGTAACAAATGTAAGCAACACGAATGCAAATGTACTTGTATTCCAGAACGGACAAAAGTTATTGCCAACGGTGCAATATATAATAAGCGGCTCAACCGTCACCATAGATACGAATACCCATTATGATGGGGCAAATTATGAAGTTATTGTAAACGGCGTAACAAAAGGATAATGGCACAGGTAATAGGTTTTCAAATACAAATAGACGGCTTAGGCAAAACGGTTGAAACGGCAACGGAGTTGAAAAGAGCCATTGCTGACGTGAATGCTGAAATAAAGAAAACAACGGACGTTCAAGAAATCAAGAAACTTGAGGCGAAGTTGGTTGACTTGAAGGCGGCGCAAATGGAGGTTAACAAAGTTGTTAAGGAACAAATCAAAAGCCGAAACGAAGAAATAACCGCAACCGACAAAGCCAACGGGGCATATCGCAAGTTAAGCAAGGAGTTGAATGACCAGCGCAACCGATACAAGGATTTGGCTGCGGCTCAAATGACAAATACGCAAGAGGCAAAAGACCTTCTTGTAAGTATAAATAAACTTGATAAAGAATTAAAAGGCATTGATGCCACGGTTGGACAATTTCAAAGGAATGTCGGTGGTTATACCGAAGCCTTATCAAACTTTTTCCCAAAGTTAAGCGGAACACTTGGACAAGTTACAGGCGCTATTGGTGGAGTACAAAACGGATTTGCAAGTTTAAATAAGGCCTCTGGGTCATTAAGCGTTGGACTTGGTACAATAGGAATAGCATTGACCGCGTTTCAAGCCATTAGCGAAATCGTTGGAGGCTTAATTGAAGCCGCAAGGGCAACGCAGGAGTTATCAGCCCAGGTGACCAACTTTACACAAATCACGGGCGAAGAATTGACACAAGTTGTGGCAAGTAGTCAAGCTATTGCGGTGACGTATGGAAAAAACGTTGATGAGATTGTTGTTGCGGCAAATAGCGCAAGTAAGGCTTTGGGTATTTCTTTCTCTCAGGCGTTGGACGTGGTTGAGGTTGGTTTTCGAAAAGGTGCAGACGCTCAAGGTCAATTCCTTGACGGATTAAAGGAATACTCCGTTCAATTTCGTGACGCTGGATTAAGTGCCGAAGATTTTTTAAGGGTTTCCATCGCTTCAGCAAATGAAGGTATATTTTCAGATAAGGGACTTGACGCGGTAAAAGAATTTGGATTAAGGATAAACGAACAAACAAAAGCATCAAGAGCGGCTTTGGAAAATGCTTTTGGCAAAGAATTTACAGACGAATTATTTACAAATATAAACAACGGCTCAGTAACATCGGGTCAGGCTTTTGGGCTTGTTACCGATAAGATAACGGAAACGGGTGTCGCAGGTTCTCAGCTTCAAACGATTATTGCAGACGTTTTTGGCGCACCAGGCGAAGACATTGGTAAAGACTTCTTAATAACATTGGGAGACGTTTTGCAAAGCACGGACGACGTAACTTTGTCAACCAACCTTTATCAAAAGCAGCAAGAAGAATTATTTAGGGTTAATGAGCAATTAAAAATAAGTGAGGTTGCGTATAACCAAACACTTGCAACCACGGGGGTAGAGTTTGAAATTGCCACGGCAAAGGGAAAGTTATTTTTAAATAGTGTTTTATCTGGAATCCTAAATTACTTTGAACAAGTTCCAAACCGATTAAACGCATATAAAAAAGCCTTTGCCGAGTTTACGAAGCCTGAGGGGTCAATCCTTTCTTTTTTCAAAGTTTTTAATCAACAAATCAAAGACGGAAACAAAGAGATAAATTTAATTAATCAAGAGGCGCTTAAAGAACAAGAAAGAATTGCAAAAGAGCAAGCAGCCGCGTTGTTGGGTACTCAGGCAGGATTAGAACAAAAGTTAGCCGAAAAGAGAAAGCAAAGGAAGGTTGTTTTATTTGCCTCAGCGGATTATAAAAAGTTAAGCGAAGAAATTAAAGGCATTGAATCGGAGTTAAATAAATTTAAACCCGAAGTTCCTGCACGAAATTTAGGCGGCAAATTAGGCAAAGCAGCGGCAAGGGAAACGGTAAAAGCATTCACCGAAGGTTCGATTGCAGCCCTCGAAGATGAACGAAGCAAATTACAAAGCGCGTTTTCTAACGCCGTGGTTGGTTCGGGAACACAGAAAGAACTTGCGGTAAAGTTAAACGCAATTAATAACCAAATCAAATCGGCGGTTGAACAACAGAACCAAATCTTAGCGGATGCCACGCGTGGGAACTTGCTTAACAACTTGAAAAACGCTGAGCAACTTGCGACGCTTCCTTTGACGACAAAGCCGCCTGAGTTATTAAAAAAGGAGGTTGAAGATATTCAAAAGGTATTTAAAGAGGTTACAAAAAACGCGGACGACTTTAGGGACGAACAAAGAAAAAAGGAAGAGGAGGATTTAGAGGAGCGCGCCAAAAGAATTGAAACTTATTTGCAAACCGCTTCTTTAGTAACCGACTTTTTTTCAACGGTTCAACAAGCGCGTTTTAAAAAGGATGCTGACCAATTAAATGAGCAGATTGAATTGACAGAAGAAAATATTTCAACACTTGAAGCCAAAGCGGAAAAGGCAAGCGGTATAAAAAAAAGGAGATTAGAAAAAGAGATTGTTCAAGAAAAGGCGTTATTGGAATCAAGAAACAAAGAAGCCGAAGCATTGCAGTTAAAGGCGGCAAAGGCTGAAAAGAAAATTGCCATTCTTCAATCAATCATTCAAGGCGCTCTGGCGGTAAACAGGGCTTTAGCCGTTCCGCCTGGCCCGCCGTTTACCATTGGTTCAGCCATTTCCGCAGGTGTTTTCGCAGGCATACAAACGGCGACGATTATCGCTCAACCCCTTGCTGAGGGTGGCGTGGTCACAGGGCAACGGGTAAATCAAAAGCAAAACATACCAACGCGGTCAAACGGTGACAATGTTCTTGCGTACGTTAAACGTGGTGAGGTTGTATTGAATCAACGGCAACAAAGTTTATTAGGCGGTTCTCCCACATTCAGGAAACTTGGTATCAAAGGATTCGCTGAGGGTGGCATGGTTCCACCGATAAGCCCACCAATACAAGGCTTGGGTTTACAGGGTGACATGAATGAATTTTTGCAAGTCATGGAGGCAAAGACGGACGCGATAAACAACAGGATTGACAGGCTTCAAGCATACGTTGTGAGCGAGGATATTGCGCGCGATCTTGCCGAGGGAAATAAGCTAAAAATAAACGCCACTTTATAAATGTGTAATTGCATGAAAACGGATAGCATCTGGGGAGAACTTGGTTCTCGAATACCTGAGGAATACAAGGCGCAAGTTACCGCCACAGTCAACAGGACTTATAGGGTTTTGAGTATTGACCCGAACGATATGGATTATTTATTTAACATTTATAACAATTTTGTCAATCATTATGAGCCTGAACGGCGAAATTGTCCCGCGTGTCGGACAAAAGTCGTTGGTAAAATGAGGCAAATAGTACAATATTGGAATGAAAATGGATGAATTTGAAATGATTAATGAGGATTTATTGCAGGATTTTACGCATGAAATCTTAAATAAATACAGTGCGTTTTGCCAAAAGGAAGGCATTACGCCCAGTTTTTTTCACTTAATTTGCTTCCTCGTAAAAACCGACGTAATAAAGGAAAAGACGGTTGCAAAATATATGGTCATGCACCTTTACCCAAATAGCCTTTATTCAAATGATTCAAAGATGGATGCCATGATGGAAATAAGCATACGCACAGGTATTTCAAAGAAACACGTTTATAACATGGTTCAGCATCCCGAAAGGTTTGGTTATCAAATCAAGCAAAAAAGAAAAGATAAAAACGAGACCGAGTAATTTTGTAAATAAATTATTTTTCTTTTATGACATACGCCGATTATCCAGATACCGCAAAGAACAACGCACGACGCGCACTTGACCATAAGGAAAAGAATGGGTCTGATTGCGGCACGCTTGTCGGCTGGCAACGGGCAAATCAAATCGCCAATGGTGAAGGATTAAGCGAAGAAACTGTGCAACGTACATATTCCTTTTTAAGCCGCGCGGAAACGTATGACCAGGGGAAATACTTTGATGAAGATGGTTCGGAAATTTGCGGCTCAGTAATGTACGACGCATGGGGTGGAAGTGCCATGAGGGTTTGGGCTGAGGCTAAATACAAAGCAATCCAAAAGGACAAAGCAAAAAACATGGCAAAAGTAAGTATAGATATTTTAGGGGAAATTTCGGAATCGGTTAATTCTTACAATTCAGTAAGGGCAAAGATTAACCAGGCGGACGGGCAGCCAATTAATTTAACAATATCCTCAGGCGGTGGCTCAGTCACCGAGGGAATGGGTATTGCTGATTTAGTTGCTAATTACCCCGAAGAAACCACGGCAACAGGAATCGGCTTGGTAGCAAGCATTGCAACGGTTGTATTGTTGGCAGCGGATAAAGTTAAGATGACTGAGAACGCCTTCATGATGATTCACCGACCTTGGAGTTACACGATGGGTAACGCCGACGAACTTGAGGCAACGGCTGAATTGTTAGACAAGATGGAATCAAAGTTACTTGACATTTACACGGCTTCGGTTATTAAACGCAAGGGAGACCAAAAGAACCTAAAAGAAATTATTACGAATATGATGGCAGCCGAAACATGGCTGACCGCTCAGGAAGCATTAGAATTTGGCTTCATTGATGAAATTGTTAAAGTTGGCGAAAAAAACATTGATATGTTACCGTTGCAAAATAGCCTAAACAAGTTCTTGAATGTTCCAGCCGCATTATTAACAAAAGCAAAAAAAGAAGATGACATGGGTAATTCCATTTTAGAAAAAATCAAATCTTTACTTAGCAATATGGACGAAAAAGAAGAAGTCACAAATGTTGTTGAGGAAGATAAAGCAATGGAAGAGGAGCCGAAAAACGACGAAGTGGAAGTCGCTATTTCCATGCTGAAAGAAAAAGGTTACTTTGTTTTATCACCCGATGAAATGGAAACAATGCACTCAAAGCAAAAAGAGGAAATGGAATCAATGTACAAAAAAACCGATGAACAAAAGAACTCAATCGCTGAAATCGAAACGGTTCTTGAAACATTGGGAAATGAATTGGTTGCACTCAGGGCGCAAGTAAAAAAAGGCGTTGGACTTCCTTCGGGTGGCTCAGCACATGAAAAGGTTCAGGAAACAAAAGCGAAATCGAGTTATTTTGATTCTTTCGCTTCATTAGTTCAATCTAAAATCTCACAAAGATAATGGCAACAGCAAACGTTAATAGTTTTTCCGATAGCAACACATACGTCGGGCAAAACAGTTTAAACCGCACCAACCCGTATGCCAACGCGCAAGGGATAAACGCGGAGCAATTATACGGCATCGATACCTTTGAGGATCGCATTCCCGTTTCATTCACTTATGGCACTTCCACGGCTGGCAATCGCTTGAGCGTTGCACCGTTGACGGGTGTAACAAGTGCAAGTGATTTTTACAAAGTTACCGTAATAGACGAATCAGGTAACGAGGCTTATGCAGACTGGCAATCCTCAGCACCAACGGCAATCTTACAGATAACAACCACGGCGTTAAACAAAGGCAACGATTGGAAGGTGTTATTTGCAACGGCAGCGGCTGGAGCAAAGACCGAGTTTTCATTTGTGATTGAGGATTCGTTGGTTCTTACCAATACGTCTGCAACCATTTCTTATCCAAATCTTTAAAATTAAAAACAAATGGCATTAGTTGAAATAAGCCAATTAGATGTGTCCTTCAGAGGCACGGAGGCAAATAACATTTTTTTAGAGCCAGTCTTTTTTGACGATGATTTACGCGGACAATTCCGTGTACTTGGTAACGTTGCAAATAAAAAGAAAATGGTTTTCGTACAACAATTAGAAAACATTGTACGCAAATACTCAGGATGCGGATTTAATCCCGTTGGTTCGGTTGACATTTACCAGCGCACCATTGACGTTGAAAAAATGAAAGTTGATTTGGAAATGTGCTGGGACGATTTCGAGGACACAGTTTTCGAGGAGTTATTGAAAACAGGTACAAGGCTTCCAGATGTTTCGGGAACATTGATTGAAAACATTCTTTTAACCCGTACACAACAGGCGATAAGAAATGACATTACTCGTCTTTCTTACTTCGGTGACCAGTCAAGCAATAACCCAAACTTTGATTTACTTGACGGTTTTTGGACGGTTTATTACCCTCAGTTGGTTGCAGATGCTTTGACGCCACGTACCAACACGGGTTCAGGTTCCGACCTTTCCTCAGGTGATGGCTTCGCAATCCTTCGCGCCGTGTATGACCAAGCACCATTACAGTTGAAAGGTTTACCAGCCAACCAAAAGGTGTTCAATGTGACGCAAAGTGTTTATTCTCAGCTTCGCGAAGATATTGAAAATGGCGGTGGCGGTGATTACGGTTTATTGCAATTAATCAACGGCGTTGAGCAATTCACCTTCCGCGGTGTACCCGTTGTACCTCAATTCCGTTGGGACGATATCGCAACATCACTTGGAACAACCAAGCCGCATTACGTTGAATATACCACGCCTCAAAACAAGGTACTTGCAACGGACGTGTTAAGCCCTGAAACGGCTTTGGAACTTTGGTACGACCAGAAGGAGGAAAAGGTGTATATCAAGGCGCGCTTCAAAATGGGCGTAAATTATATTCACCCTTCATTAATCAGCTTAGGCTACTAATCAAAAACAAATGAGCGCAATAACAAGCGGTTGGCTTAATGAGTGTATAAACGGAACGTGCGCAGGTGGTATTGGCAAACTTTACATTGCCAATGCCAACGAAGTCGCAAGCGTTACCAACAACGCATCAGGAGCAACCACGGCAATAACAATGTCTTCGTCGGCTGCCGTGTTTTACGAAATTGAATTTAGGGACAATTCAGGGGCTTTCACGGAAACGGTAACTCAAGATGCTGATACTTTGTCGGTGTCTATCGAGCAAAGTTTGACGGGCGTTATTAATTGCCGTGACCAGGAATTAAGAAACCTTATTCAAGACATGGCAAATCAGGCGTGTGGCTTGGTTTGTGTACACGTGGAAAACACGGGCAACTATTGGATTTGGGGCGTTGAACTTATCGGTGGTAAGAAAAGGGTGGCAAGGTTAACAAGTGCCGAAGGTTTATCGGGTGCATTGTTTACCGATTCAAATCAAGAAACGCTTACCATTACTTGTAGAACAACGAACAAATCAAGGTTTATCGTTAACGGCGAAACAGTGATGAACGCCTTAGATTAATAAAAGTATGATAGTTAGAGATAAAAGTAAACAAATGCTTTACGTTGGGGCTGACCTTTCGGGCAAAGCTGGAATCATTCGAAAAACTATCGGCGAACTTTCACAAAACGAGTTGAGGGCTTGGTATAAATCAAGCCCTCAGACCGTTGGGCAACACGTCATTTTTACCCCCGAGAAAAAAAGCTATGAGCCAACAATTAAAGAAAATACAGGCAGTACCGAACAGGAACAACAGGGTAAGTAAAAGGAATCAAAGCCCTTTACTTGCTTCCGTTACTTTAGATACTTCCAATACCATGCTGGTAAAGGAAGATATTTTTAATGAGCCGTCACGGGAGAGGCTTGATTTCACGGGGGCAAAATGGGTGCGGTTCTTTACGCAAAAAGACGACTTTTTAAAGAGCCTTATCGCCATTGTAAATAATTCGCCGACGTTACGAAGGATAATAGAAGATAAAACAAACATGGTTGTCGGTGACGGCTTCATTCCCATGAAAGGTAAGTCAAATACATTGCTTACCACGTCAATGAAGGGTGAGGTTATCACCGACGATTCTTTAAATGAAATTGAGGATGTTATTAGCCAGGTTAATTTACACGGTCAAAATCTTCAGGAGGTTTTGGCTCAACTTGCTTTTGACTATGATGCTTTTGGAAATAGCTTTTGCGAAATTGTTAAAGGCAAAGTAGGTTCAGAACCATTCACTTATATTTATCATGTACCCGTATATAACATTGGTATTCGAAAAGCGGAAGCGGATCAGATTATAAAATCGTTTGGCATTTACGATAACTGGGAAGAAGTGCCGCTCACAACCGACGGCGTATTTTACGAAAGTGAAGGATTCAGAGAGGTGCCAATGTACCCAGATTTTAAGAAATTTGAGGACGGAACACAAAGAAGCGTTATTCATGTTAAGCAATACGCGGCAGGCTATTTTTACTTTGGCTTACCTGAGTGGATTGGCGCGAAGATGTGGGCTGAGATGGAATACCGCATTCAAAGGTTTAATACAAGCAAGTTCGAAAACGGCTTTATGCCTTCGGGTATCATGCAATTTTTCGGCTCAATTACGCCAGCTGAGGCAAAGAAATTGGTTGAAGGAATAGAAAGCAAGTTTACTGGGATGGCAAATAATCATAAGTTATTTGTACAGGTTCTGAGGGACGAGAAATTAAAAGCAAATTGGATTCCCACGTCAAAGGAAAACGAGGGCGAATTTTTAAACTTGCAAAACTTGGCAGCCTCGGCGATTGTCGTGGCTAACAGGTGGAGCAAGTCACTTGCAGGCTTCGCCACGGCGGGGCAACTTGGAAGCAATCAACAGATACGTCAGGAAATGGAGTACCTTCAAAGTACGGTGATTAAGCCGCGCCAAAACTTGATGTTATCTAAAATTATAAATCCTTATTTAGCCGAAATTGGGCTTTATAACCCAGCCTTAAAAGACGTTCAATTCTCAATTTCAAACACTTTGCCCGTTTCTTTTATGGGTGAAATCAAGGTTGAGGATAATTTGACGCAAGATGAAAAGAGGGAAATATTAGGTTATTCACCAATAGAAACAAATGAGCCAATTAATACAACCATCTGAGGTTATTAGCGGAGGTGTTGCAAGACCAACGCCAGCGGATATACGACTTGATAAGTCATTGATAAGCCCTCACATTCAAGATGCTGAATATCGTTGGATTATTCCCGCCGTTGGCTTAACTTTTTACGATGCCTTGGTTGCGGACAAAGGAAGCTCCACGGCATTTACAAGTACTTCTTATCAAGCGTTATGGAATGACCAGTTAAAATCCTTTTGCGCCAATGCGGTTCTTTACGAGGCAGCGCCTTATATGGTGATGCAACTTGGAACAAATGGACTTTATACGTTGGATAATGAATACGGGCAAAACGTGGGGGTTGAAGGCTTAAAATTTTATCAGGACACTTTGTTGCAAAGGCTGGAGGTAAAGAAGAAAAGAATCAAAGATTATTTGTGCACTTGCGCAACAAACCTTCTTGGATTCATTCCTAGCGCCGTTGGTTGCCCTGAGGCAACTTGCGACGAGGACGAAGAAATATTTGATATTTATAACACGATGGGCATTGTATTATGAGTGAAATAAAACCAAAGAAAGAAAAACGATTCCTAAAAACATTGGGGCGCGTCGGTGAAATATTAGTTGAACAGGTATTGCTTAAAATTGGGAGTAATTTAATTAAGAAGATTGGAGGCAAAAAAACTTTGCCTTCAATTCTTTTTTTACTTGCTTCCCTCAGCCTTTTCGCCCAATTCCCAAACACGGGTAACAAGCAACGCCTTGGTTTCCAGACCACGGGCGACGGGCTTGTTTGGCGCGGTTCTTTGTCAGACACGGCTTCCATTCAACCGATAAACAATACAAGTGCATGGGTTATTCTTGATACCGTCAACCTTAAATTTTATACGTTTGATTTTACTTCCAACGTTTGGAACTTGGTAGGCGGTGGTTCAGCGGCTTTTGACCAGCCAGTTGATTCATTGTTTTTCAACGTCAATGTTCCCACGAATAATGTGGACACGGCAAAGATGCGTTGGGATTCCGATTTAGCAACGGTTGTACTTGGATTAAATGACAATGTTCCGAATGAATTAGGATTCAAAAACTTTTGGCTTGTAAAGAACCAAACAGGCTCAACCATTGCCAAAGGCAGTCTTGTTTACGCCAATGGCACGGTTGGTGCAAGTGGGAGGATAACGATTGATAAATTTATCGCCAACGGCTCAATCGATGCAAAGTATTTATTAGGAATAACGGCACACGATTTAACCGATGGAGAGGATGGATACGTTATTTCATTTGGTAAAATACGTCAAGTTGATACTGATACCTTTGCGGCTGGGGCAATCCTATACCCTTCGCCAACGGTTGCTGGCGTTTGGACAGACATTGAACCTATTGCACCTAACATTGATTTGCCTATTGGCTTTTGTATTAATTCATCATCAAACAATGGAACAATAGCCATACGGGTGGCATCGGGTTATAAATTATCAGAACTTCATGATGTTTCAATTACCTCACCCGTGGAAAAGGCATCATTGTATTATTCTGGTGGATTATGGAGAGATACAACGGCATCGCTTTTGGTTAGTGATACGGCTGCAATGTTAGCCAATTATGCAACAAAGGAATATGCTGATACAACAGGAAGGTTATATGCAAGACAGGATTTTACTAATGTTTCATCCTCAACTTTGACTTGGACACAAACAGACACTTTGATTCCTGGGGGCGTTTCAGTTGTTCAAGTATATCGCAACGGACAAATTTTATTGCCTTCTCAATACACGATACCAACGTCAACAAGCGTGGTTATAGCAGCTTCATCATTCAAAGTCAATGATAATTACACGGTTATTTTTCCGCGTGGTGGTGGTGCAGGAAGTGGCGGAGGATCGGGTTCATTAACCTCAATCTCAGGCGGCACGGGAATCCTTGTTTCGCCAAATCCAATAACAACAACCGGAGTAGTTTCAGCAGATTTATCTGTATTAATGGAGTTGACAGATACGTCTTTATTAAACCTTACCTCAAGGCTTGCGACAAAGTTAAATATAAGCGACACGGCGGCGATGTTATCAAATTACAACACGCGTATAAATAGCAAATTAAATATATCTGATACCTTATCAATGCTTGCGCCTTACTTTCGTGACGCTGATACAAGTTTATTAAATCTTACCTCAAGGTTTGCATTGAAATTAAACTCCGCTGATACAGCTTCATTATCCTCAAGAATAGATGCAAAAGGAACGGGAACGGTTACAAGCGTTGCCACGGGTTATGGGCTTAGCGGTGGAACAATTACCACGACGGGAACTTTGTTACTTGATTCAGCAGTTGTATTTTCGAGGATAAGGGATTCGATTGTTGACGTTGCTATCGGTAATGATACCATAAAGATTTTAAAACAAGAATACGCGCCAGCTACAACCAGCGTTTTAACATGGACAATTACGCCAAAGTTTCCTATTCAATTAAAGGCTTATATTTTGGTGTTTAGGAATGGTCAGCTTCTTATTAATGACCAATACAATTTAACGGATACAAATAAAATTACCATTGTTTCAAACTCCTTTAAGGTTGGTTCAAATTATACGGTGGTCACGGTGTCGGGCATTGGTTCAGTGGGTACGGGTATATTTCCAAACCCTGTTTACCCTGAGGCAGGAATAGCGGTAAGCACGGGCAGCGCCTGGGCATCAAGTGTTCCGAATAATTCAAGTAATTGGAATATCGCATTTAATGATAAAATAACCAATGCGGCTTTCTCAGGAACAACGACAAAGACTTTGACATTAACCCAATACGACGGGGGTACATTTACGCCAACGTTTAATGATTTGCAAGGGGTGACAGGCGTCACAGCAGGAACAGGGTTAACGGGTGGAACGATAACAAGCACGGGAACGTTGGCGGTTAATTTTGATGTGGTTGCACCTTTGGCAAATCCCACGTTTACGGGCACAGTATCGGGAATAACGAAAAGTATGGTTGGTTTGGGTAATGTGGATAATACTTCGGATGCTAACAAACCCGTATCAACGGCAACGCAAACAGCGTTGAATTTAAAGGTAAATATAAGCGACACGGCTTCTATGCTAACACCTTATTTAAGGAAAGCCGATACATCATTATTAAATCTTACTTCCAGATTTGCAGGTAAATTAAATTATACTGATACGTCTTTTTTGTTTACTCAATCAGATACAAATCAATTAAATTTAACTTCCAGATTTGCGTTAAAAGCAAATTTAGCCTCACCAACCTTCACGGGTACGGTTTCGGGGATAACGAAAAGCATGGTTGGCTTAGGGAATGTGGATAATACTTCGGATGCTAATAAACCAATATCAACGGCAACGCAAACAGCGTTGAATTTAAAGGTAAATATAAGCGACACGGCTTCTATGCTAACACCTTATTTAAGGAAAGCCGATACATCATTATTAAATCTTACTTCCAGATTTGCAGGTAA